GCGGCTCCATGCGTGTGCGTGCACGCCCATTCGCTTGAGGTAGACCATGGCATTCTCAGCCCAAAACGTCCTAAAACGCGTGGTGATCACGCTCCAAGACGCCAACGCTGTTCGTTGGCCAACAGCCGAACTTGTGCGCTACCTCAATGACGGTCAGCGTGACATCGCGCTTGTGCGCCCCGATGCAACCGCAGTGACAACCACCATGGCTTTGGCAGGTGGTGCGCGTCAGACGCTGCCATCGGCTGGCGCTAAGTTGCTTGAGATCATCCGCAACACCGCCGGTACCAAGCGTGCCGTGCGCCTGACAACTCGCACTGTGCTCGACGCCCAAGTGCCAAGCTGGTACAACCTCGCCGGTGTGACTGAGATCAAGCACTACACATTCGATCCACGCGAGCCTCGCAACTTCTATGTGTACCCACCCGCAGCCTCGTCAAACGCGTCTGTGGAGCTGATTTACTCGGCGTACCCTACCGACATCACCGAACCCGGCGGCAGCGCTTTGTACACGGATGTGACCGGCAATGTCAGCGTTGCGGACATCTATGTCAACGCGCTGGTGAACTACATCTTGTACCGCGCCTACAGCAAAGATTCTGAGAACGCGATGAACGCGCAGCTTGCTGCTAGCTTCTACCAGCTCTATCAAAACCTGCTGAACACTGAGTTGAGTGGCACAGCAGGCGTGGCACCGAAGGATTAATCATGGCTGAAAAAATCAAACTCGTTCAAGGCGACACACGACCAGCGATTGTTGTCACGCTTACAGACGATACCACAGGGGATGTTATCAGCATAACTGGTGCTACTGTAGTCATGCGCTTTCGAGCCGTTGGTAGCACTACGCTGCAAGCTACGATTACTGGTTCTGTGACTGACGGAGCGGCTGGCCAATGCGCTTTCTACCCTTCGACGGCCCCCGAGATGTTGACTGGCGATGCAGGCGATTATGAGGGTGAGATTGAGATCACATTCTCTGACAACACGAAGCAAACGGTTTACGACGTCATCAAGTTCAAGATGCGCGAGGACTTCTAATGCCCGCAAGCATCACGCCCAACGTCACAGCAGCTACCGTCTCGGTCGTAAAAGCCCGAGCCAGTGTATCTGTTGTTGCGCCAGTTGCGGGCGTGACTGTGGCCGTCCCTGTCGCGGACATCAGCTACATTTTGATCGTCCCCTCGGCGTATGCTGACACAACAGGACGATTCAAGTATGTGGTGGATTCTGCGGTCATATCTGACGCTAAAGTCTTGTCGTTTACCAAGGCAGTCTCTGACGCAATCAGCGTTGCCGATAGCACGCCGGTGTTCAGTGTCACCAAGGGGCTTTCAGACAGTGTGACAATGAGCGACGCGTTCACTCGCACGCTGGTGTACATCCGCAACTTTGCTGACACCGCCAACATTACCGACGCTGCTGCGTTCTCGGTGGTAAAGACATTTGTTGACCTCGCTTCAGTATCTGATTCTGCTACGCGCACACTGGCCAAGTCGTTGTCTGACGGCGTGGCTATGAATGACGCGTTTGACGCCACTGACGGCGCGCAATGGGCGTTCACAAAAGGTGTCAGCAACGTGGTGTTGATGTCCGACATTCGCACAACTGTGTTTTCCAAGGCATTGACTGATACGCTCAGTTTGTTGGAAAGTATCGCGTTCGATGTCACCAAAAATCTGGCCGACAGTGCTACCATTAGTGATGCGTATGCAGCCGATGTCAGCCTTACAAAAGCGGAAGCAGTATCTCTAGCAGATAACGCTGCGATTTCGTTTGTGTTGGCACCACGCGCCGATTCTGTTTCTGTGTCGGACACCTCGACACGAACGCCCGAAAAGGGCTTGTCTGAATCTGCGTCGGCTGCCGACGCCGGATACCTGTATTCGCAGGGGTACTGCGATTTAACCTACTTCGCATCCGATTACGTCGGCGCGTACAGAACCTTTTAGGAGTAAACATGCTTCAAGAAAACATCAAAGTCACCGGCAACGTGTTGGTGCAATTGTTCGACAAAGACGGCAACGTCAAAGACCAGCGCGAGATCAAAAACTTGGTTGTCACAGCTGGCAAGGGCTTCATTGCCGCGAGCATGCTCAAGACCACTACCAACTCACCCGCTGCGATGAGCCACATGGCCATCGGCTCGAACAACACCGCAGCTGCCAACGGCGATACCGCCTTGGGTACCGAACTCGGTCGTGTTAGCTTGGCTTCCGCAACCAACTCCGGCGCAGTGACAACTTACACAGCTTCTTTCCCTGCTGGTACAGGCACTGGCGCTGTTGTGGAAGCTGGCATCTTGAATGCCTCGAGCTCTGGTACTTTGCTCTGCCGCACTGTGTTCGCCGTGGTGAACAAGGGTGCTGACGATGCCATGAGCATTACATGGGCGATCACTGTCTCCTAATAGGAGGTTTACATGTCTACGCTAACACTTCGCAACGTCAAGGGCTCGCCCTTAACAAACACTGAGGTTGACGACAACTTTTCAAACTTGAACACAGACAAGATGGAGAAGTCGAGCAACCTCAGTGATTTGACCAGCGCTGCTACGGCGCGTACTAATTTGGATGTAGACCAAGCAGGTACTGCGGTAGCTATGTCCATCGCTTTGGGATAAATCATGGCAAATACCTTCACCCGCTATCTCAACAAAGACGTTGGCACGTCGGCTGCTACCGTTGTAACGGTGGGGTCTTCTACTCAGACGACTGTTATCGGGCTTTCGTTGGCGAACACCACAACATCGCCAATCACTGTAAGCGCCTATGTCACAGTTTCAGGTACAGACTACTACCTCATCAAGAGCGCAACAGTACCAGTCGGTGGGTCGCTTGTCATCGTGGGTGGAGACCAGAAATTTGTGATGGTCACTGGCGATGTGTTGAAAGTAATTTCTTCTGCGGCCTCGTCGGCTGATGTCATCACTTCTGTACTGAACATCACATGAGTTACATAGGCAACACCCCCACTCAACAATCGTTCAGCCCCGCTGTTGACTACTTCAGCGGTAATGGTTCTACGACAGCTTTCACGCTGTCACGCCCTGTTGCGTCTGTTGCCCAAGTACAAGTCGCTATTGAGAATGTGCCGCAAACACCCGGCGATGCGTTCACAGTTAGCGGCAACACGATCACATTCACCTCTGCGCCACCCAGCGGTACAAGCAACATCTATGTGTACTACACAAGCCCGATCACTCAAGTAATTGCACCGGGTCAGGGTACGGTTGGAACTACGGCTTTGGTTGATGGCGCTGTTACCACGGCAAAGTTGAGTAGCACAACTGGCACGGGCGCGGTTGCTTTGGCAAGCCTTCCATCGTTTACAACAACCATTGGTGTTGGCGGCGCGACTGCATCAGCATCAGGTTCTGGCATTTCTTTTCCCGCAACCCAATCAGCATCCACTGACGCAAACACGCTGGATGACTATGAGGAGGGCAGTTGGACACCTGTTTATGGTAGATCAGGTTCTGCGCCAACTGTTTCCTACACCGGCGTAACTGGTGTTTACCGGAAGATCGGCTCTTTTGTTTGGGTCGCTGGGCGTATATACACAACTAGCTTTTCTGGTGGTTCTGGAAACCTTTATATTGGTGGCCTTCCATTTTCTGTTGCAACACCCGGCAATGACTATGGTGCTTTTAGTGTTGGCGTTTCTTTTGGTGGGTGGACTGCTGGACAAGCACCTGCGGCGGGGTATCCAACCCAATCATCAACTCAAATTGTTTTGGCGACATACGACAGCGCAGACGCACGCAACGGTTTAGATTTAAGGATTACCTCGATTGCCGCGAGCGGTAACGGGATAGTTTTTTCATGCTGTTATTACACCGCTTAACCCATAGTCAGACCAGATTAGTTTGACCAGACACAAAGGAAACAAAAATGTCACTCACCAAAACCACCACAGTCGATCAGATCACAGTCACCGAGAACGGCATCGTTCTTTACCGTGAAGCCACACGCATCATGGAAGATGGCAACCAGATCAGCCAGACCTACCACCGCACATCGTTAACACCCGGTCAAGACCTGACAGGCCAGCCAGCCAATGTTGTGGCTATTTGCAATGTTGCTTGGACACCAGAAGTTATTGCAGCGTATGAAGCGCAAGTAGCAGCACAAACCCCACAGGTGCAGTAATGCCAATCAGCACAATCGGAACATCGTCTATATCAGCCCTTGGGTACGGGTTTAAAAATCGTATTCTGAACGGCGGGATGGTTATCGACCAGAGGAACGCTGGGGCTTCAATTACACCTACTGATGGGCAGTACAGCGTTGACCGTTGGAAAGCGTCATTAAATGTGTCAAGTAAGTTTTCTTTACAGCAGTCGTCAACAGCGCCTGCTGGATTTATTAACTCTTTACTAGCCACATCGCTATCCTCATACTCAGTTGGTTCTGGTGAGGTGACAGGGGTGCAACAAGTAGTTGAGGGGTTAAATGTGGCAGATTTGGGGTGGGGAACTGCTTCTGCTGCAACGGTAACATTGTCGTTCTGGGTTCGCAGTTCATTAACAGGGACATTTGGCGGATCGCTTAGAAATAGCGCAGCAAATCGTTCATACCCATTCAGCTACACAATCAGTTCTGCAAATACATGGGAGCAAAAGTCTGTAACGATTGCTGGCGACACATCAGGAACTTGGCTGACTACTAATGGCGTTGGCATACAGCTTTATTTTGCTTTTGGGGCTGGTTCTACATTTAGTTCAACTGCTAATTCTTGGCAAGCGGGTAACTATATTTCAACCACAGGCGCAACATCTGTCGTAGGAACCAATGGCGCTACTTTCTACATCACAGGTGTACAGCTCGAAAAAGGCAGTGTAGCTACCAACTTTGATTACAGACCATACGGTACTGAGTTGGCTTTGTGTCAGCGGTATTACCAGAAATCATATAACCAAACATCTACACCCGGAACAGTTACTTCTGCAAACGCGCTTGCAGTAAGCGGAAATGGCTCTCCGTACGGTGAATACATGACTTTACGGTTCAATACGATGAGAGCCACGCCAACTTTAACACTCTACTCACCTTCAACTGGAGCTGCTGGAAATATACGAAATATTAACTCTGGTGTGGATGTCGCTGCCTCTGGTGGTTCAATTGGCGATTCTGGTTTCTGTAATTTAGGGGTTGCTCTTTCGGCGGCCACTAATTATTTCTTTCATTATGTAGTAACTGCGGAGCTGTAATATGTATAAACTTACAAAATATGATGTAGTTGTGCGTACATCAGACAACGCTTCAATCCCATTCGACCCCGACAACACAGATTACCAGCAATACTTACAATGGCTTGAACAGGGCAACACCCCCGAACCAGCAGAGAATCAATAATGGCCTACATTGGAAACACCCCATTCACAGCGGCTTTTCTGACTGATACCTTCAGCGGTAATGGCTCGACTGTTGCGTTCACGATGTCGGTGGCTCCTGCCAACACATCTTCAATTCTTGTCTCCGTCACTGGGGTGTTGCAAGACCCATCGACATACTCTGTATCAGGCACAACGCTGACATTCTCAGCCGCACCGCCAACAGGAACAAGCAACATCTCTGTGCGCTACCTTGGCATACCTGCCAGCGGCGTAACAACCACAGCCTACCGTACCGTCACAGAGTTCACTGCCGCAGCAGGGCAGACATCATTCAGCGTCCCAAGCTACACAGTTGGCTATGTGGATGTATACAGAAACGGTGTGATGCTGGGGTCGGCAGACTACACAGCAACCTCTGGCACAACGATTGTTTTGGCCTCTGGCGCAACCGCAGGTGATTTGATCCGCACAGAAAGCTTCTATGTGTCATCGGTGCTGAACGCTATCCCAGCGACTGCTGGCGCGGTGAACTCAACTTACATCACAGACAGTGCTGTGACCACGGCAAAGATTGCAGATGCCAATGTGACTCAGGCTAAGTTGGGTACGAATGTGGCTGGTACTGGCCCTGCGTTTAGTGCGTTTAACTCAGGTTCTCAATCAATTAGTAGTGGTGTTGCCACTAAAGTAGTTTTACCAACTGAAGATTTTGATACGGCTGGCGCTTTTGACAACACTACAAATTATAGGTTTCAACCAACTTTGGCTGGTTATTATCAGTTAAATGGGAATATATACGCTTCAAGCACATCTTCTACACAAGTAGCAATTTCTATCATTTATAAAAATGGTTCTGCTTACCAAGGCGGCAGTTTTCAAAATACAACCGCAGGTGGAGTTAATGGAGCGGGACAGGTTTCTTCTGTTGTTTATCTAAATGGCTCAACAGATTATGTTGAACTATATGCCTATGTAGCTGGTCCGGGAACATTAACTTTACTCGATGCCGGAACGCTTGGGCTTAAATGTCGGTTTAACGGCGCACTTGTGAGGGCAGCATGATGACACTGTACGAAAAAATCAAAGCACTCTACCCTGAACTGCAAGACGCAGACTTCATGACAACCATTCGCCTTCAAAATGATTCTGACGGCAGAGGCGATTACATCGCGGCTTGGGACCACCCAACATTGCCACGACCAACTGAGGAACAACTAGCATGACCAAAGCAGCAAACTTAGCAGCGTTAGGTTCTAATGTAAACAGTTCAAATGTTTTGGCTGTTCCGGGCGGCGGCACAGGAGTGCCTACTGGTGGA